CCCGTTTACATTTTTATGGCGTTCTAGGGGGCAAGAACGCCGCTTTTTCTCGAGGTTTGGGCTGTTTTAGAAAAAGTGTGTACTTTCCATGTCAGAAACACCACAGGAAATCTGCAGTCAGTACGTCGCCAGTGTTCTAAGCGGAGAGATCACCACCGGCGCATGGGTGTTCGCTGCATGCCAGCGGTGGGAGCGCGACATGCTCCGCGAAGATCTGTACATGGATTGGGATGAGGTCGAGCGCTTGCGTGTGTTCGTGGGATCGCTTGAGCTCATCGGAGAATCAAGCCGGACGAAGTTCATGCTCCACCCGTGGCAACTGTGGATCGCCGCAAACCTTTACGGCTGGCGGTGGACTGATGGAGGCAAGCGCCGAACTAAACTTGCCATTGTGCAGGTGGGTAGGGGCAACGGCAAAACGACCTTGATGGCAGCGCTCGGCTTGTACGATTTGACATTGAGTGAAGGCCGTCGCGTGCATGCGCTAGCAAACTCCGAGAAGCAAGCCATGCTCACGGTGGCAACTGCTCGGCGCATGGTGATCACCATGCCAGCCGACAACCAATGGGACATGGAAGTCCGAACCAATCCCGAGCGCATCCTTCGCAAGTCTGCGGACTGTGAATTCGGAGCGCTACCGGCGCTCGAAAAGAACTTGGACGGGCTCAATCCTTCGCTGTGGATTGCGGATGAGGCTGCGGAGTTCCGTGGGCGGTTCCTGACGAAGCTACTGACCACTGGCGCAAAACGAAAAGAAGCGCTCGGCGTGATCATCTCAACGCCAGGAGACAACCCCGACAACATGTACGCCGAGCTGATTGGCGTAGCGCACGCTGTTTTGAAAGGTGAGGTGCAGGACGATTCAGCCTTCTACGCACTGTGGGGTATCGATGCACTCGACACACCGGAGGATGAGAACTGTTGGGAGAAAGCAAACCCCGGCATGTTCTACGGTCAACCTGACTTCAAATCGATTCGTCAGCTGTGGGTAACGGCAAGCCGAACACCTGTCGGGCGCAAAGAGTTCGTGCGCTACTCGCTCGCACGACAAACTGAAGGCAGCGGATCATGGCTTGACATGCAACTTTGGAGCGGCACAGAATCCGAGATCCCTGACGGCGGCGCGGTGTGGATTGGGTTGGATCTCAGCAAGTCGTGCGACATGAGCGCGCTGGTGGTGGCATGGCCTGCAGCTGATGGATCCGTACACCTGCAGGGTCATTACTGGTGGCCGAGCGCCGATGTATCGCAGCGCGAGCTCGACTACCGACTACCCATTCGGCGGTGGGCAGCAGAGAATCGGCTCACGCTTACGCCAGGGCGCGAAGTGGACTACGAAGCAATCCGCGAATGTGTGAACGAACTTGGCAAGCGCTACGACATTCGCGCCATCGCTTATGACGCATGGGGCAGCAAGTATCTCGCTGAAGTTCTGCAGCGCGACGGGTTCCCAATCGTGGAGTACTCAATGGGTGTCGCGACTTTCGCTCGCGGCGCGCAACTGTTTCAAAACTTGTGGGCAGGGCAGAAGCTCGCGTGTGCAAACGATCACGTTCTACGGTCGAGCGCTCGCGACGCGCTCGCGCAACGAGATCGAAACGGAAACATCCGTCCCATCAAGTCTCGTGAATCCTGCATCCTCGATCCGCTCGTAGCTTCGATCATGGCGGTGCATGCGTGGGGCGGCAAGGCCGCGAGCTGCTACGAAGAGTAGAACCAAACATAGCAAGTAGTGCGGATGTAAGGTGAAAGCATTGACTCCTGCGCGTACCCATCAAAGATGGGTGGAACGTGCTCGCACTTCGCTCCATCTTTTCAAATTGGTTTGCCCCATGGTCTTCCACGATCATGACTATGGGCAACACGGCTGTGCCTATTTTGTCCGGCACATCAGCGCTGCGATACACGCCAGTATGGAGAGCTACCACACTCATCAGCAACGACATCGCGCGCGTGAGTTCCGAGGTATCGAGCGCTTCAGCCGAGGCGCTGTGGAAGTATCCGAACCGATGGCAGAGCGCTTTCGAGTTCCGGCGCTCGATGACAATGCAGGCGCTGCTCTACGGCAACGCCTTCGCGCTGATTAACCGCACTCGCGGCGGGGAGTTCCTCGAACTCCTCCCCCTCGATCCTGAGAGCGTGACGCTCGATCTGACCGGAGCCGATCCGGTCTACAAGACTTCAAGCTACGGCACGCTTCCATTGTCCAGTGTGCTGCATCTCCGCACCCCTGGATACAACGGGCTGTGGGGTGAATCCCCTATCCGGCTGTGCTCGGTGTCCATGAGCATCATGGCTGCTCAGGAGAACATGGCGCTTGAGGCTTATCGCAACGCTGCGAACCCAAAGGTAGCACTGATCCACCCTGGCCCACTGTCGCCCGAAGCGCGTCAGCGGATCATGCAGGACTACGCGAACAACCATGCGGGAACAGTCAACACCGGAAAGCCAGTAGTTTTAGCTGAGGGAATGAAGGTCGAGCGCATTAGTTCCACGCTCGACGATACAGGGCTTGCAGAAGCCCGACGCTACTCCATCGCGGATGTCTCGCGACTCTACGGCGTGCCGGTGTCCTATCTCTCGGAGCATGCATCGAGCGCTTACGGCACGATGGAATGGCTCTCGCGGATGTATGTGGATGGCTGCATCGCGCACTGGTGCGCCACTTGGCAAGCCGAGATTGTCGCGAAGCTTGGATCACCAGGCGACGTCATGGTTTGGGATCTCGACCAACTCACGAAGCCGAGTCTCGCTGAGACTATGGCCGCGCTCCGGACAGGCGTAGAGAGTGGCGTAATCACGCGAAACGAGGCGCGCGCACGCCTTGACTTACCACCACTCGCTGGCCTTGACGCGCCGACACTCGCGCTCAACATGGGCGCGGGTGGCGGTGCGTCGAACATCGGTACAGACACATCCGCAAACGCGATTGGAGACTTCACAACATGAGCGAATGCACGCGCGCAATTCAAAGCAGCAGCTTCCAAAACGGAAACAACCTCACCGGATACGCCGTTCTATGGGATTCTGAGAGCCGAGATATCTTCGAGGTAGGGCGAAAGTTCACGGAGAAGATTGAGCGCGGAGCGTTCGGCGCTCTCGACACAGCTGATGTAAAGCTGTTCTACAACCATGATTCGCGCATGCCGTTGGCGCGCACGAAGTCCGGCACGCTCAAACTAACACAGGATGAGCGCGGCTTGAAGTTTGACGCATCCTTGCCGGACACCTCAGACGGTCGCGACGTGCGCGCGCTCTTAGAGCGCGGCGATCTCACTGGCGAGATGTCCTTCGGGTTCTTCGTCGAGAAGGACGTATGGGCAGGAAACAAACGATCAATTCAGTCTGCTCGGTTAACGGAGATCAGCATCGTGCAAGACGCTGCATATCCGAACACTCACTCAGCGCTGCGGCATGTTGCCGAAGCAGAGATCGCACTGCGACAGATTGCACTCCGTCGCCGCACTTGGATGTAACATATGAAGACTCTTATCCAGCAACGGGGCGAAGCCCTTCACGAACTCCGCAGCACTCTCGACCGTTGGGAAGCCGCAACAAATCAACCGACGCACAGTTTTGATAGTAAGGCCGCAGCCGAGCTCCGCGAAAAAGCCGATCGCATGGAGGCAGATCTTCAGCGCATTGAAACTGCGATGGAAGTCGAAGTCCGTCAGTCGAAGGCTGCAGCAAAGCAGAGCGCGCTCGCGACTCCACAGCATGAAAGCCGTTTGGCTGCAGGCAGTGGGCTTCTCACTCGCGAGAGTGCCGACTACTCGCGCCGTTGGTGGAACGCAGTTGCAACGGGAAATCAGCAAGAATTTCGCGCGCTGACAACGGGCACAAGCAACGCAGCAGTCCCAGTGGACATGGAACGCCGCATCGTCGAAAAGCTCCAACAAGTCTCGGTCATGCGTCAGCTCGCAGTGATCAACTCGATCGACAGCGATCGCAAGATTGCACTGGAAAACGCGCTGCCCACCTCAAACCTTGTTGCCGAAGCCGGATCGATCACGGCATCGGATCCAACGTTTTCCACGCAGATCAACATCACGCCGTTCAAATACGTCTGCGCTACAACGGCATCGATCGAGTTCCTCCAAGACTCAATGGGCATTGGTGGCATTGGAACCGCAGAGGCGTACATTGCACGCAAGTGCGGTACGTCGCTTGGTCTGAAGCTCGAAGATCAGTATCTCACTGGTACAGGAACCTCACAGCCGAAGGGCTTGAACGCTTGGATCACGCAGGTGACAGATCTCGGCGGCGCTGCAATCACCACAGTGACCGGAGACAACATCATCGACACGGTGCATCTTGTCGGGCCGCAGTACCGCAACTCACCGAAGTTCCGATGGGTCTTCTCTGACACCTTCTTGAAGGTTGCTCGCAAGATTAAAGTCAGCGGATCGAGCAACGAGTACCTGTGGAAGGCAAGCGAGAACTACAGCGACATCCGCGACGGTGTGCCTGGCACGCTCTACGGCGTTCCATACGCCATCAACCAATACATGCCAACGGCAACGACCAACGCCAATACATTCGCGGCCGTCGGTAACTTTGACTACTTTGAGATCTTCGATCGCACTGGCGTGACTTCGCTGATGGATCCATACTCAAACGCTGCGACGATGCAGGTTGCAATGTACTTCTATCTTCGCACTGATTGCGCTGTCACCCAGCCCGAAGCATTCGCTGCAATCACCTGCTAATTCTGCATCTTTTCCCCCAATGGGGGGGAGAGGGTCATCAATCCCCTCTCCCCCCTTTTTAGGTTCTGCACATGGTCGAACTTCCAATATCAATCGATGTGCTGCGCTTGGCTCTCAAGGTCGAAGTAGCCGATGACGATGCCGAGCTCTCTCGGCTCGCCGTTGCTGCAGGCACGCACATCGAGAGATATACGGGGCTTCGACTGCGGAGCGCAACGCGCACGCAGTATCTGCGAGCGTGGGAGCGCACGATCCTCACAGAGGCTCCGCTAGTCTCGATCACGTCAATCACATACACCGACACCAGTGGCAACGCGCAGACACTGGCGGCCTCGGAGTATTGGATTGATAAGAGTCAACCGATGTGGGCGCTGATGTTTGATAGTCCGGATCCGTTCAAGGAAACCACGCAGCCACTCGTTACCTACGTTGCCGGATACACGCAAGTCCCAGGCGACTTGCAGCACGCAATCGTGGCGCTTGTCGGCGCTTGGTACGCGAACCCCGAAGCGCTTACCGTCGCGTCGATGCAGGTGCTGCCAAAGTCGTTTGAATACTTGCTCGCGAACTACTCCACGAAGGGGCCGTTCTCATGATCGGAGCAGGGCGTTTACGCTTCGTGGCTACGCGCATGACTGCAGCGACGGCGCAGGATGCGCTTGGCGGTCGCGACGATGTGTACACGGCTGGCAGTAGCTTTCGGTGCGATCTTCGCGATCAGGGCGCGAGTGAAACCGCCTACGCCGACGGCGTTGCAGTCATCCGGAACTTTGAAGTTCGCGCTCGATGGAACACGATCGAGAACGTCGGGCTGACTGAGATCGATCGTTTGAGTGTGCGTGGGAAAACGCTGCGCATCGAGGCGATCACGAATCTTGATGAAGCCGATCGGCTCGCAGTCATCCAGTGCGTGGAGGTTGACTAATGGCTGTTGCGTCACTTGAAGAAGCTATCCGTGTGATGATGACCGGCAGCACCAGTCTGACACTGGTTCCCGATGCACGGATCACGCACGCGAGTCGCGTGCAGTCCACCATCCTTCCCGCGATAACGTTTGAACTCGACTCAATCGAAGTGCAGACGATTAACAGCAACCCGCTCTACCGCATGTCGCTCACGGTGTCGTGCATCGCGGACACGTCAGTTGACGCGCTCGCGATCGTCGCGCAGGTGCGACTCGCAATCCGACCGCTCGGCGGCGGCACTGTCTCCCCCTATGAGTTCTTCTCCGCAATCTACACCGGACACACCATCGAAGCAGTGCAAGTGTCGGAAGGCGACGAGCACGCACCGATGATTGCGAATGTGACCTTCGACCTTCTCTACGACGAGTAAACACTATGGCAAATTCATCAGCAATCAGTTCAGTGACATTCAATTCTGTGACCGTCGTAACCGTGCAAAGCGCGCAGATGACATCTTCGCGCGCAACGATGGAAGTGACTGAGATCGGCGACAGCAACGCGAAGTTTCTCTACGGCGTGATTACTACCACAGCATCGCTCGAAGTCTTCTTCGATAAGTCCGACCATCAAACGATGGCAACGCAGATGTCTAGCGCTACTGCAGCCGTTGCCGTCACAATCACTTGGAACACGGGCGAGAGCTGGACGGGCAGCGCCTTCGTGAACTCGATCAACGTCACAGCGGCAGCGGGTGACGTTGTCAAGGCAACAATCGAACTTCAGTTCACCGGAGCGGTGACGATCTAATGAGTATTTCCGACGCACTCAATCTGAAGCCGGAACGTGTAACGCTGCAGTGCGGCAGCGTTGTACTGCTTCGTCGCCCGACCCTTGGCGACGTAATCGAAGCGCTCGAATGCAATGCCAAGTCACCAGCGCTCGCGAACGCGCACATGCTCGCTCGGCACGTGCTCGACGAAAGCGGTGGCACGATTTGGGCTGACACATCCGCAGCACTTTCAATGCCGGCACGGCTCGCGCAAGAACTCATACCACTGATCGAGGCGCT